TTTTAAAGTTCCTAAATCACCATAGTCATAGTCTGGTGTAGCATATCTTGCTAATACAGCAGTTCCGTCAAAATCATTACCTGAATCATGTATAAACACATAACCTGAATTATTCCCGTGATAATATCTTTCAACTCCTGTGACATCAAATCCTGAACCTATTTCTGTTACTTCTATTCCTTTTGTTTCTGACCACTCAAAACCGTTTGGTCTTAGTGTTCCTATAACTCCTTTTTGTCCTGCAGCTACAGCATTTACATTAGTGTAAAATAATCTGTACTGTGACTTTTCTCTTAATACTATACTTGTTATTTGATAAGTATTAATGTTTTCAGCTACTTCCCTTATTATAGGCTGTATAGCTTTTGAAACTGTACCAAGCTCGGTATCTCCAATCCTTGCAGTACCAGCAACAGTTCTTATACCATCCGGTGCAAGAAATACCAAGTCACCACCAATCTCCTGTATACTATAACCGCTTAAACATCCAATGCTTTCAGCAATGGATATAATAGCTACCGTAGAGGTATCATCAATGTTGATAAGCTTGTGAATACTATTTTCACAAAAGACTATTAAGTCTGCACGGAAACCTTTAATACCTACTATTTTATCAGATATTGTTATAGCTCCTGCACCAGCTCCACTAAAGTTATCAGGGTCATTATGCACACTGTAATAAACTGTAGTTTCTTCACCATCAACACCAGCAGCAATTAAGTGATGGTCGTGTGATGTAATATATTTTACAGGAGTATTAGCTCCATTAGGTTGTATCTCTTTCGTAAAGAATGTCCTAGTATTTAAAGCTCCAGTGCCTTCCATTCTAAAGGAAAAAATATCTTTGGTGGAATTATCGGCTATCATTATTTGCCCATAATCTTCACCAGCAGCTTCAAACATTGCAAAAGTACATTGACCTTGACCTGTTCTTACAGAAGCTGCTTTAGCTGTAAAGGTTGCATAACTATCACCACCAACAGCAGATAGCTTATTTATTTGCATCCAAGTTATACCATCTTGGCTAAAATAAATAGCGTTATTAGCACAAGCTACAACACCATCACCGTAAGGCATAACTCCTAAAATTCTATCGGCACTTCCAGTAGGCTGTGTTGCACTACCTTCACCTAACTTATAAAAGCCATTGATACGTCTGTATCCACCTTTAATAGACACTTCAAAGTTTTGAAGCTCTGTTGCTACTCCGGGTCTTCGTAACAAATCTATTTGATTAGAAGCGGTTACGAGACCACCTTCACATGCAAGTGTAAACGGTTGTGAACGTGCCATAAATTATTTAAAAATATCTTCTATCGTCTGTCATAACTCTTGGAGTTGGATTCATAAGGTTAGACTTCATATGTTTCATAGCCTTCTTATGGTCCTCAAGAGCAAATGCAGCTTGTTGTGGGCTTTCTTTAAACTGCCACACATAGTAACGTACTCGTGATGTGATAACGTTACTGTATTGTTCGGGGAACACTATTGTGTCCGTATAAGCACTAAGCTTCGTTGGCTTAGTAAATGCATAAAAATGCACATTGTAAACTTTATCAGGAATTGGACTTAATCCAAACTTCCTACTGTCAGGTGATTTAATAACTCGTATTGGCTCACCATAAGCCTGTGTATCAGCATCATCAGCATTTTCGCTGTCTCTGTAATATCTTTTCCAATCTTCGTGATTGATAAACTTTAAACCTTTAGAGACATACGGTGCTGTTTCACCACTAACATTAATTGTGGTAAGATAAAAATCATCCCAGTCTATAGAACCATAATCGTCTGCTAGACTAGAACTTCCAGCTTTAAGCAGATACCATCTTGTACCTGCTACGGTTGCTACTGTTACATTACCATAGAATGGGTCTGTAGCACCACTAAGACCTGCTGAAAGAAAAGGTAGTTGTGGTTCCTCATTAGCAATGTCAAATATAGATTTATTGACTGCATCCTTAACAAACTGTTGAAGTCCTGTAGCACTTGCAAAGTTTGCAGCTGTCAATGGAATTTCATTGAGTTCTCTTAGAACTTCGTTAGTGATGTCAAGATATGTTGTAGCCATTTAAAAAATCTCTTAGTTAGCTTTAGCTTTAGGACATTCACCGTGCTTATATGAAGGTTGAACTGAACCACCTTTAGCGTAGCTATTACGTTTATAGTTTCTGTTAGGCATACCACCTTTATTTAAAGGCTGTGCTACTTTTCCAGCTAAATCTGCAAGTCCGTGTGCTCCTATTGCACGTGCTCCTGCTGAAACAAGTTTTGCTTTTGCTCTAAAAGGTGCTGATTTTACATTGTAAGCAAACTTACCTGCTTTTTTTAAAAAATTTTTCATAGTTATTCCTTTTTAATATCTTAGCAAGGTTTAGCTTTAGGCATTACTTCGCCACCGTGTTTGTATTCACGTCTAGCAGATTTATTACCATCAATTTTACCACCCATTGAGTATCCTTTTGTTTTACCTTTGATTCCACGTTTAGAAGAATCTATTGCTGACATTGGTCTTCCACCAACTCTAGGCTTTGGTTTTTTTGGACCAGTTGGAATAATTGGTTTTGTTGGACGCATAATTGGCATAATATTTTCCTTAAATTAATTTAAAAGTGGAGGGTCCGAAGACCCCCCGAGTTATCAACAATTAGTCGATTAAGTAGAAAGCACCTACTAAGGCTTCGTCTCTAAGGACTTTAGAACCATATACATGCAATCCTCTAACAATATCACCAAAAGAACTTGGGTCTCTAAGGACTTCAGTTGAGATGATAGTTTGAGCAGTAGCAGTAGATGATATGTGTCCTGCTAGACATTTACCAGTAGCGTTAGTAGTAGCAGCAATGTTATTAGATTTGTACATGCTGAAACCTCTAAGTTTTCCACTTGATACTAGACCATTTCTAATTGAGCCTTGACCAGCGTTGTAGTCTACAGACAATAGCTTTGAGCCAGACTGTGAAAGTTGCTCATAGAAGTCAGGACCAGCAACGAACCATCTTCCTTCTTCAGGAACATTTTGCTCGTCAAGTAGTCTTGCCATTCTAGCCATAAGGTCTAGTGGGTCAGTTTCACCAGATGTGCCTAAATCAACAGCACCAGCTCCATCGTATACACCAGCACCTAAAGCAGTTGCACTGTCAGCACCTAACACATGGTCAGGAGCAGAAGCAGATAAACCACTAAACATGTTAGCGATAACAGCAGCATCAAAAGAATCTTTTAATGCATAAGCAGCAGATGAAGAAGCTACTTCTTTGAAGTTCACATGTGACATTTTAGTTTCAATATCATCAACGATGAATTTGAAAGCTTTTGCACTGTCAACAACCAAAGTAAGTTCTTGGTCTGTTAGTTTAGTTGAAGTTGTATCGCTACCTCTTGTGTAGTCATACACAGAAATAACGGGTTCTTTAATGATTTTAACTGAGTCTCCGTAAGCTGAGATTTCACCGGCATAGTCGGTGTTAGTAATAGCTTCTACAACCGAAGACTTTCTAAAGAAGTTTAAAACCTTTTTAGAATAAATCGAAGGTAGGAAGAAACTATTATTTTGTCCAGCTACGGAGTTACCAAAGTTAGCATTAGTATCTGGGGTAGGTTCAAAATATTGAGCCATGATACATTCTCCTATAGTTTAAAATTAATAATTATTTGCGAATACGTCCTTCGACCATAGCCTGACTAATTTCTTTTTCAAACTTGTCAAACTCGTCCATTGACATACTTGCAATCTCCTTTTCAGTCCAAATCTTATCCTGTTTAGGTTCAACCGCAGTTGTTTTGGTTGAGACCATATCAGCAGCAGAAGTTCTAGACTGCTTAGAATTTGACTTCTTAGGTGCAACGTCCATACCAATATCACGTTTAAATAAATCTAAAGCTCTTGCAGCTAGGTCAGCATCATCAGCATTTGAGTATATCCAATCTTGAATAGACTTAGGCTGTTCTTTTGCCCAGCTATGGAAGTCGTCACTGTTTCGAATATCTTCAAAATCAGGATGTCTATCCATCAATCGCTTTTCAGCATCCTTACGAATTAACTCTCTTTCACGTTCTTGTAGTCTTTCAAGTTTCTCTTTCAGCTCTCTAGATTTCTCTTCGGCTTGAAGGTGAGAAACAGTTTCTACAACTTCGTAAACATCAGGATACTCTCGTCTAAATTGTTCAAGTTCTTCAGCAGACTTAGGAGCTTTGTAGGTTTGTCTATTTTTAGTAGCCTCATCTAGTAGCTCTTGTTCTCTAGCTTTAAACTCGTTTAGCTTAGAGTCATAATGCTTTTTCAAGTCATCGTAACGTTTCTTGTAGTCAGGTCGCTTATAAGGTTCATCCCTTTTAGTTTCCTGTTCTACAGGTTCTTCATCGGTTGCTTCTTTCTTTGATTTTGCATTTGGTTTGCTAAAATACATTCCGTCTGCTGTGTCAAAGTTTTCTTCAACGTCTGTATGCCATGATTTATTTTGGTTGTAAGGATTGGCATTTTCCTCTTGTTGTACTTCAGTAGTCATATTCTTTTCTCCTACTCAGGGCTTCGTTTAACAAGGTAGCTGCGTGTGTCGACTGTGCAGGGCTTGTCTTGTAAAGGTAGCCTTTCGGTTTATAAATATGGTAAGGTGCCTATGACGTCTTGGGTAGCCTTACCGCCTTTTAGTAACCAGCTCCATGAACCGGTGGTCTTTTAAATGGCATTTCTTCGTAGATAGGATTTAATTCTTCTCCACGTCTTGGGTCAAGCATTGAACCTTGAACGCCTACAGTCGGAACAGCTTCCGGAGTTTTTTCAACTCTGATTACTTGTTCCGTCATTTTAGGTGTCGTAGGTTGCATGACCTCTTCTTCTTCTACCATTAAACCACCAGTCTGTACTGGCTGTCTTTCATCTGCTTTCATTTCTGCTTCTTTCATCATCGCCATTAAATTATCAGCTCCGATTTCTTCTACAGCTTTAGCAGTAAAGACAAATTCTCCATCAGATAACCTAGCAGGTATGCTGTCGGAGACTCCAGTTCCGGGTCCTTCAACAGGTCCAGAACCAGCAAATTCTGATGCGACTTCTATAACTTTATCAAATAGCATAGAGAGTTCTTCATCTTGTTCAAGTTTTGACATAAGCATATCTTCTTCTTCTTCGCTTAATGCTTCGTCAATTATAAAATCTAAATAGTTATCTTCCATTTTATCGTCTGGAAGCATGTCTTGTTCTTCTGTTTCTTGTGGATCCATAAGCATTGACATTTGATCTTCTACGTCACCACCTTCTTGCCAAGTGTTTCTTTCATCCATTGATGCATCCATTGAACCACCTTGAGCTTTTTTTATTTTAGGTGTTCCGGGTTTTCCATCTTCTTTCCATTGTTCTACTAATTCTTCAGGAGCATTTTCAACCAAGATATTTCCATCACCATAATTGGTTAAATAATATTTACCATCGTCAGAAACACCAACAATTCTTTTTCCTGTAGGTCCACCATCATTAAAAACACCACGACCTTTTAAGACATCGGCATAGGTAACTTCACCATCTTTGTTAAGATCTGGAAATTCTCCACCGTCTTTGTAACCGTATCTTTTCTTGTCGTCATCTAACATCATTGTTCTTCTTCCTTTCTAGTCAGTGCCTCTTTAACTCTACCCGGCAATTGCTCTAGGCGTACCAGAGAATTCACTCTCCCCTGCAACCGGAACATTTCCGATTCCGATGTTGCCACCGCCAGTGCCTGTAGGTCCAAGTTCTTGAGGCTGTGCAGGTACTCCTGCAAGGCTTCCCATAGCTCCTTGTTCCCCACCAAGAGATTCAGGCGTTTCGCCAGTTGTTTGTCCAACATTTTGCATTCCTATAATTTGTGCCATCATTGCAGCTTCTTCAGGATCGTTGAGTATTTCATCAGGGTCTAAATCCAAGCTGTAGGCAAGTTCACTAACGAGTTTAGAAATTTTAACAAACGGTGCAATAGCTGGACTTTGTGCAGTTTGTAAGAACATGGTAAGTCTCTGTGACCTAACTTCTTTCTGCATCAAGCTATTCGTACCTGTAGCTTTGACTTCTAAATCGCCTTTAACATCTAAGTCACCTTCAAAGAACTGCATGTTCCATTGAAAGAAAGACTCTCCCATTGGTCTCAATAAAAAGTCGTCAAGATTTTTAACAACTGTTTTAATGTTAAGACTAGATGCTCCAAGTAACATGGACATACCAGAAGCAGTCCTTGTCATGCTTTGAACACCAGTCTGACCATGCGTATAG